TGATGGAACTGAGTTAGTCCATGATGTTTGACCATTTGCATCAGTTGTTAATAAGTAACCATTCTGTATATTAATAGGAAGTGTAAGTGTATATGTAGCCCCTGCACTGTGTGCGGGTGACTTAATCTTTACTCCGTGACTTTGTGCAGAACAGTTAAGTTGTAATGTACCATCTGCACCTCCGGCACCACGTATTTCTACAACACCTGTGCCGTTTGGTTCTATTTGTACATTACCGTTAGTAGTTGATGTAGTAACTTTATGTGTTTTTACATCTAAGTTTGTACCTAAAGCATCAGTCCAAGTTAAACCACCTGTGTTACCAGATTGTGCTGATAAGAAATATCCATTAACAGGAGTATTACTTACTTTTAATTTAGCTTCACTTACAGCATCAGATGTTAACTTAGCTTCTGTTACTGTGTTGTCATTAGGTGTACCTATTGCTGTAGCAGAACCTATTAAAGTTACAAATAAGTTAGATCCGCTTGGAGGAGCTGTACAAAATTTAATTCCGTCAGTTCCCTCTAAATAGAATCCTTCTTGACTTGCATCGTATGATCCAGCGTTTGGTTTTTGTATTACACCATCAAGGCTAACTAATAGCTGTCCAACACTTGTTATAGATGATGCATTACTACCGTCTCTCAAATCGTATGATACAATATTACCGTCAAATGTAGGACTACCAGATGTAGCTCCGTCAGGTACAACAGTTAATAATTTAAAGTCTCCAATCGAAGTAACAGCATTATATTGTGTGTTACCTAAGTCATAGACTTTCATTACATTGGCTGAAGTATCAAACCATAAGTCTCCATCTTGTAAAGCAGATCCATCAGGATGATTGCTTGGAGCACTACCACTTACTTGGTATCTGTCGTTAAAGTCATTAACAAGTGTTTGTGCATTAGTTACTCCTGTTGCATCAATAGCTTCTCTATGAAAAGTATAGGTATGTAATGTTGTAGTTGTTTCTACTAATATCCCTTTTCCCGCAGTATAAGTTGCACTGTTTGCTAATCCATTGATAGTTACTGTATTTCCAGAGCCGGCTCCGTTTGCAATAGTTGCAACTCCACTTCCGTTAGAAGTTAAGTTACTTGCTAATGCTTTGATACTAACTATAGTTCCGGCACCATCGTTTAAGTCTGGGTTAGTTGTAGGAAAACTGGTTTCGTTTGCTATTGGTACAAAACCACCTACTTCAGTTACTAGCTCTACAATTCTTTCGTTTACAGCTTGAGCTGAAGGTATTTGTACATCAGTTGGGCTTGCACCAATACTTGTAACTATACTTTTACCATCTAGTAAGTTAAGTTCTGATGTAGATGCTGTAATACCATCTAATGTTTGTACTTCAGCAGAAGTTAAGTCAGCGAGTGAGCTAGCTGTACCACTACCCATTGTAGCTAGTTCTGTTAGTTCAGCGTCTAGTGGTTGCTTACCATTAAGCTGTGTCTGTATACCAGATGTAATACCGGCTGCTTGGTTTAATTCTGCTGTAGTTGCAGTTAAACCATCTAACTTATTTATTTCAGTTGCATTAGCAGTCACACCATCCAGTATGTTTAACTCAGCTGTTGTAGAAGTTATACCATCTAGTGTATTTAGTTCTGATGTGTTTGCAGTAAGACCATTTAATGCTGCTAATTCCGTGGCTGTTGCACCATTAACTGTTCCAGTTGTGACTATATTTTGACTACCAAAATCAGGTGAAATTTTAGTTCCGGCTATTGCTGCTGAAGCATTTACGTCAGCATTAACTATAGTACCATCAAGTATCTTAGCACTTGTTACAGAACCATCTTTTAGATCTTGTGTTTGTATTGTTTGATTTTGTTCTTCTTGTGCAGCAAATAATAACTGCTCATGGTTGGCATTAAGATCATTTGCTTTGATTGACGACCCTGCCGTATATGTAGCCTTTGCACTGTCTACATCTGTATCACGAAAAATACGTATAGACTGTGGGCTAACTGGTATATTGCCTGATGTAAAAACTATATTACCACCACCTGTAGTAGTGTAGCTTGTTATATTGTAGTGTGTGCCTGATGATTTTATGACGCCATCTACATCAACTTTTACATCTGCTTCTTTAATAGAAGGGAAGGTAAATTGCTTAGTCGCACTACCATCCCCAGTGTAATCTACGAATGTTGTTGCCATTTATTTGTATATGTTGAGGATGTTTGCGGTATCTGAGCGTTTAGTGAGACGTGCAATCTCTTGGCTACGCTGTTCGAGTATAACTTCACGTACTTGAGGTAGTTTACTAATCTTAGCCCAAGCTTGATTACGTGCTAAATAAAACTCTTTTCCTATAATTCTATTATGGTAATAGTCTTTTGTATCAAACTCACCACGTCTACCAGATTTTATATCTTTGTACATTTCTTCAATAGAAGCTATTATTTTTGGATCTTTAGCTAATCTGTTAAGCTTTAGTTCTAAATTATAATCGCCTATAGCTTTTGTAAACAAGGATCTAATTTCTGGTTTATCTGTAAGTTTTGTACCGTCAGGAGCATAGTATGTAGACTGTCTGAGGTCATAACCACTATTAAATAGTAACTGCCTACCTTCACTTTGCTCTAAGTTTAAACTTACAGGACTTACAGCATTGTATGCTCTAGTTAAAAAGTCCCAATCTTTAATAGGAGTATTAGGCTTTAACATATCATACTTGATAGGTAGCTGTTGTTTACCAACTAACTGTTCAGTAAGTAAGTTTCTGTTACGTATAGATTGTATTATACCTGAGTTTATTTCACGCATGTATGGTGTAAATAATCTACCAAGCTCATTACGTAAACCCGCAAGAGGCACTTGATTGTTTAGCAGTGATGCTGCAATACGTGGTCCTTGCCCGGGTCTAGCACCGAATAAATCTACGAATGACTGTATGCCTGCTAGGTATGACTTACTTGTAATAGCTTGTGCTACAACAAGAGATATTTTACCTAACTGGTTTTCTGTCCATTCTTCACCCATCAATTCGCTTGCGTCACCTACGTCAGCAATAGTAGACATAATAAGGTTAAATGGTTCAAAGTTATCATAACCAACACGTACAGCACCTAGCTTTATAGTTCTTGGTTCCCACTTACCATCTAGCCAGACTTGTCTTTTTTGTCTGTCAACTGGGCCGTTACCATTAAGATCACCACGCATCCATGCCTGTGTAGCCATAAATACTACAGCAGATCCCATCGCCAAGCGACCTGTTTGTAAAGCTCTAGCATTAGCAAGTTCTTCTGCTGTAAAAATACCATACTTGTTTACACTAGCTAGATCAGCGGGATTTGCAAATGCTATGTCGTTAAACTCTTTGACTAAGAAGTTGAAACCCGGTGTATACTTCCCCGTTAAAGCAAGTCCGTTTACACCTGTTCTAGCAAACAAAAAGAATGGTTTAGCTAGAGGTGCAGCACTAAATACATCGTTCAGACCCTTTGCAAAACCTGTAAGATCTTGTGTTAGTGTTACTTCTTTACGTCCAAACTTTGTAGCTTCGTCAATAATATTACCATCTTTGTCAAACACCTGTGAATAGAAGTCATCTTCATATGCCTTCATCAAGTCTTTGTTTATTTCTGGCAATTTAATGCCGTCTACACTTTGCATGTCTAATACTCTACGCATAGCTTTTTCACGCATCTTAGCACGACCAAGTATGTAACCAAACGCATCGTCAGTTGCGGCCATGATTTTTGTAGAATATGTAAACAAGTTAGTATTGTTAGCCTGTCTAGCTAGGTTAGCCATACGAAATGCTGCTACTTCACCGGCGTCAGCTCTACCACTATCTTCTGCCCAACGACGTAATATTTCCCAGTTGTCATCTGCTTGTGTATACTCTGAAAAACGTGTTTTAATTGTACGTATATCACCTTTCCAGTATGAGTTTAGTTTTTCTCTGAATAAAGTAAACGACTCGGGTATAGCTTCTATCATACCATTAACGGCAGCTAGGCTACTTCTAAGTGTAGCAGAGTCACCCTCGAATGGATAACGTGCAAGTGCTCCTAGTGCTGTAGCTAAAGGTCTTAGCATAGTTGCAGTAGATGTACCCATAATAGCTCGCATTGGTGTTTTAGGACCTGATAAAATACTATGGCTCATTACACCTTCTAGTTCACGAATTAGTACACCTGTTCTAGCAGGGCCGTCTGGTGCTAGTGAACCACCTTTGAGTATTGTACGTGCCCATCTGTCAAAGTCTTCTAAAGAATTAACATCTTTCATCATAGAAAAAGCTTCAAACAATGCATTGAGTAAGTTGTCATCAGCGTCATCTTTTGCTATCTTCAGTACAGTCATTATAGACTCTTTTGCTTTCTCTACGTCTGCTGTTACAACTTCTTCTACTATCTGTGATTTAGGTTGTTTACCTGCTTGTAGTTGTCTAAATGCGTCAGATTTCAAGAATCTAGCTTTTTTAGTCTGATACAAAGCTGTTAACATTGTATCTACAACTTGCTTGGCCGGACCATCTACATCATCTAGACCAACTAGATCTGCTATTTCACGTCCGGCTGTACCCAAATCACGTAGCTGCTTAAGTAAAGAACCAACAACTAAGTCACCTATAACAACATTTTTAGATGTCCATATTTCTACCCCATCAACAACGTCAGGTTGAGCTTCTAATAACTCTTTTAGATACTGTTGTGGTGACATCTCTATAGCATTTCTACCTTGTGTTATACGTTGATGACCTTCTATAGCTTCTTTCCATTTAGCTGCTAGCTTTGGTACACTACCTTTTACAGCATCAAGTTCTGCTTTGAACTTTGTATCGCTCATAAGTCCACGCATAATACGCTCTACTTGTGCTTCATCTGTAGCACCTTCCAAAGCAATACGCTCACGTTCGTATGGTGTTGTTACAGAGCCAGTAGATCCTTCTTCTGAACCCCACTCTTTACGAGTACGAGATAGCTGTTCACGAGCTTGTTGTGGTGATACCTCGGTTATATGTGCACCTTGGTGTGGTTGAGATATAGGTGCATTTTTATCTGCTCTAAACTCTACTTCGCCACGTCTTAGCTGTGCTAGTCCGTTTTGTACTGTTGCCTGTTTTAAATTTTTGTTTCTGTCTTGTATTTGTTTTACAGCTTTTTTACCACCTCTACCCAGTGCATAAGCAAAACCGTCAAAAAATAGACCTATGCCCATACCTTCGACTATGTTTTTCATTTTCATGACAACTGGATGGTCAGTATCTTTTGTAGATATAGGTGTATCCATCCAACCATAGCGGTCACGTAAAGCACCTAGAGCGTTTTGCTCATCTGACTCTTTAGATATTAGATCAGATACAGCTCCAACAGCCATACCTCTTGCAATATTACCTTTAGCTAGTGCTATAAGCCCTGCGGGTAAAGCAACTATACCTGTAGCTGCCGCAGCTTTTGCAGTTACTATTGTACCGGCTGCAAGAGATCCAAAGTGTACTAGACCTCTCAGCTGTTTACCCCACCATGTTCTTGTTTCGATTGGATTATCATAACCACCAAAGGGTGTAAAGTCTGGCTTGTATGCACCAGTCTCTTCCCTTTGTTTTTGCATCTCCCCAGACAAGGCATCAACTGTGCGTTCTGGAAACGTAGCAATAGATGATGCAGTGTCTTGTAAACCACCAGATAAAATAGACTGACCCTCTTTAATGAGTGCCTTAGCACCCCATGTATCGGAGTTGCGTGGATCAGCTTGTGTGTCAACGGCCTGTTCTTGGGCTTGAGCTTGCTCTGACTGTGCCTGTTCTTCGGCTATTATCCGGGCTCGATAGTCGTCTGATATGTCGGCAGCTACATTACTTAGCTCATCGACCATATTCTCGTCTATCGTATATTTTCCTGAGTCCATTAAATTGTTACTCCTCCAAAGTCATTCTCAACATAATCTTCAATTAATTTATTAAAGAACTCTTCTTTTGTTGGTCTTGTTACGTTATTTATAATTATCTCGTTAATCTCACCTTGTAAGTTTTGAAACTGATTATTAGGCATATCTCTAAGATTTGGAAAGAATTGTAATACTTGTGTTCTGTCCGTATCAGATAGGTTAGTTAGTCTACGCCAGTCTTTATCAGCCTCAACTAATGCACCCATAATACTATTACTCTTATTAGCTTGTATTCTCATCAAACCAAAAACCATAGCATTTTGAGTCTGTTCGTCCATAAGACCATCAACTCTTATACCACCAGCTTCGACAACTTCTATTAACTCTTCTGCACTAAATTTATATAAACCAAAATCAGAGTAACCCTGTTTAGCAAGTCTATAAGCATCAGCTACAGTTAATTGAGTTAGATTTCTATTATCAAAAAACTTTTTAAGTCCACGAGTATCGCTTGGTTTAGAGTATAAGTTTGCACCATTATCATCTCTTTGCTGTAAAGACTTAAGCATCTTAGTTTCTATAGTTGTATCATCGTCATCATTTAATAATTGTAAATTCTTAGTCTGATTTTTACGTAGATACAAGAAACGCTGCTGCTCTTCTGTTAAATCAAAGAATGTTTCTGGGTTCTTCATCTTACTGGTATCACCCGGAAAGTTAGCCTTGTATGTTGCAAGAGCAAACTCATGTGGCATTACATTTGTGCCGTGAGTAACCTCTCTAAAATACTGTGGAAAGGGTGTTTTAAAACCACTTTCATAATAATCATACAACTCATCTAAGGCTCGTTTATGATCTAACGATATAAACCCTTTTTGATTCATAACAGCATCTACACCTTTAGTCTTTATATAATTTCTATCATTTTCTATATCTACAGGTAAGGTTGGTCGAGTAATATCAACTTGAGCTGTGTAGTCTCCATTTAGTAATTTAGCTAAAACACCATTTTCTCCTTCATACTCTAGTTCTAGCGCAGCTTCTAACGTCAAGTTTTTATCGCCTGCCATACGTTCATTAACTCTTTTAGTTAAATCATACTCAGCAGCCTTAACTTGTACATTTTTTTGTAAGCTAGTAAGCTCTAAGTTTGGATCTCTTTGAGCTGCTCTTAGTTTGGTGACAAAATCCTGTTCTACATTTACAATGTCAAATATTTTATTTCCTCTACCTACCTGTTTAGAATATGGCTCAGTGCCTACACCAGAAGTCTCATCTTTTAATAAATGAGATGGTGTAATAGAATAAGTTTCTAGACCTAGACTTTTTAACTTTCTAAAGAATAAAGCTTGTTCTTCTGCTATAGCCATGTTATACTCGTCTTCTGGTAAGTTTTGAAGTTCTAGCTGTCTTACTCTTTCTTGAGAAGCTTTAACTTCAGTCTTGTATAACTTATCATTACCTTGTACTGATTCACTAATTACATTATTTAGAAACTTTAAATTACCATCTATCTCTCCTTGACTACCTATACCGGAGTTCATGTAGCCTTCTGATACTTTTCCTTGCTGACCAGAGTGCTTAAACTTGGCTTTATTCATAAAGTGCGAGACACCGGCAGTTTCTAAAAAACCTCTATTTTCATATATTCTTTCGATAATATGATTTAAGGCTTGCTTTTTAGTCAAACCTTTTTTGTTCATTACAAGCTGTATTAGACCTACTTCATCGTCGTCATATACTCCATCATACTCTTGAGTCTCTGCATTTTTAGAGTTGACTGTGCTGATAATTAAGTTGTCTACTTCTCGATCTACACTCTTTAGATAATTATTAGTACTGACTCTATCGTATGTATTTAAAGTTTCTTCTTTTGCTTTAATAAGTGATGGATATAGTTCCTTAAGAAAATGTCTACGAAGATCTCTACTTTGTATATTTAAGCCTTTAGCTTGGGCATCCATGAAATATTTAGTAACAATATTTTCAATAATATCGTCTGCACCTTCTACAGCTTCCAACCTTGTTGCCTTGTTAAGTAGATTTCTACCTTGTACTCTATTCTTAAAACCACTGACTGCAAAATCATTATAGTTTCGTCTAAACTCATTTGACTCTAAAGTCTCGAGGTCTGGCGCATATCTTGCTTTTAGAAACTCATAGATCTGTGGATCACCGTCAGCCATTTCTCGCAAAGCAGCTTCTTTTTCAGCATCATTCATGTCAAGCTTCTTTTCTTCAAATTCTAGAAACTCGTTTTGTTTAGTTTTGTAAAGATTCTTAGCAAACTTAAGTGTTTCACGTGCTTCTCTATTTCTTTCACGTGCTTCTTGATACTGAGCTACTGTACCTACGAGCTGATTAAGGCCACTAAGATTGTCGAAGAAGTTTTTTGATTTTAGTTCTTCTATGTCCCCAAGTTCTTTAAAGAATCTGTCTTGGTCTTTTATATTAGTGTCAATCTGTCTATTGACTGCCTCTTCCATGTTAGCTTCGGTAGAGGCGTAGTTACTAATCGGTAAGTCAGGGATTCTGTCCCTTTCTGTACCGACTAGATTAGAAAATGATGATGTCATAATTTATTTTCCAAAGATACCTCTAAATCCACCACCGGCACTAAAACCTTGTAAGCCAGTTGCAACACCAACCACTTGGCTAGCAATTTGTAACGCACCACCAAGTCTATTTGTTGGAGGTAACATAACTGGTGCACCATACTCTGGTCTGATACCAAGAGCTTCTCGTGCTGAGGCTTGTTTAGATTGGAATACACGTGTAATACCTTGTTGTGAGTACGCCATATTACGTCCAAGCACATTTTGTATGGTACTCTCGACTTCTGCACTTTTAGCAAGTAAGCCTTGATATTTTAATTTACCAAATCGTCTACTTCGACCACCTTCATCTACAGACATTGTAGCAAAGTAAGCTCTTGTAGCGTCTTCAGTTCTTTTTCTACCTTTTCCTATGGTAGCTACAGCTTGTGCATAAGCATCACTTTGATCTCGTGATAAACCTATGACATTTTGATTCTGTGTTCTTTCTAGGGTTGTCTCTCTGTTAAAAAATTTGAGAGCTTCGGACTGATATCGGGCATCTTTAGCAGCAGCTTGCTGTCTAGCTTGTGCCCTTGCCCCTGCATTAGCGTCTACGCACACGGCAAAATTCAATAAATGTTACATTGTTTGGCCCATGTTCTAACTTACGTAAAAACTTGAAGCCAAGAAACTTTAGCAGTTTTAAATGTGCCTTGTTTCTACTGTCAACTATATTCCAAAGGAGGGGCTCAGGTCGGCTATCGACATACCGCTTTGCCTCTCTTGCAAATGTAATTGGGTATCGGTGTATATCAGGAGTGCATAGCATCCATATATCACCTTCTTTTCCTACTCCAGCCATGCCAGCAGTCTTGCCGTCAGGCACTGTAAAATACACGTAGGATGGGTTGTGACACATCAAAGCAGGGAGAAGGGCAGATGGTATCCCATGCCCCTCTTCGACTTCTCTGCGGTCATCTGGACGTAAATTAGAGGCAACCTGTGTGGCAGCCTCCGTTGTAAGTGGGTGTATGTAATCAGACACGTTTGTAATATTTGGGTGAGTAGTCACCTTCCCAAGACAACGCACGTAGCGTAGCAGGGGCAGGGTGAGATGATCGTAGTGTTACATCTACGTTTGTATTTTTTTCGTACACAGGTACGGTTTGTATATGTTCTTCTAAGTATGGTGCTCTTGACGCATTGTAAATATCCATAATAGGTGACTCATACACCTCTGTATAATCATTTTTACCTACACGTTCAAGTGTGGTTTCGTATAAACCTACTTTTCCAAAGTGTAACTTAAGTCGATGTAAGACTAATGATGAATTTACATCAGATCTAGTAGCATTACCGACTTGTCTAGTTGCATAAAAGGTAGGAAACTTTACTTCGTATGGATATAGATAACCTATTGTAAGTGTGACACCTTGCCAGTTACCCGGTACAGTAAAACTTGTACCTGAGACTGTGCATTTAGCATATCTGCCTTGACCATTAGTAGGAGCTGGTGTACCACCTTCATCAATTACAATTAACTCATGGTTAGGTGATGTAACTGTATTCAACCAACTAACACCAGAAAAGGTAGTCAGGTTCGTAGCTGAGTCAAAATTACCACCACTAACAGTAGTAAAATTATCTACATGAAGTAGAAAGTCTACATTGTTTATACTTGTTGAAGGATCTGTGTCAGTTTGCACAAGCTTGATGCTTTGTAAATAGTAGTCACTATCTAAAAAGAAATATTCATCATTGATAATAAAATGATATATTAATGGATTGTTCAGTTTCCATTTAAACCATGCAGCCTGTTGTCTTTGTTCAGATACTTGAAAATACTTATAACCAAACACGTCGTCAGAACCTGTTTTACCAAACAATATCATAGAGTTTTCTCTAGAGTTTGTGAGTAAGTCTATATCTTTTGGTAATAGTGTTGGTACAACTTTAGTTACATCTACTATGCTTGGTTCTCCTTCACGTTGTATGTTTGCCATTTCATTGAAGCGGCTAAACTTACCAGAGTTATCAACATATCCAAGTGTTGTTCCTAATGATATAGGAGATATAGTTTCACTATAATTAAACGTAGATATACTACGAAGCTTTGCAGTATCAGGGTTAAAAACTGTATCATCTGCTGCAAGTAGGAATTGTTGGTTTGTACTAAATACTACCAAACCAGTGTTAACCTCTATGCCATCGAAGAGTTCTGATGGAAACATAGATGCAGCTGATATATCTACAGGGTCACTAGCAGATACAGTCAAAGCTGTTTCATTAAAAAAGTCAGGAGTTCCTAACGTACCCGGTCGTGATGTAATGACATTTTCACCTGACAACAGTGCTAATCTGTTACGGAAGAATAGTACTTTATTAATACGTGCACCTACAAAAGAAGGCATAGGGTTAGTTGTATCATCACCTACTCGTCTGTCTTGATATGTAAATTGTTTGACAGTAAATGTAGTTGTAGCTGTACGCTGTATTACAAGTGGCATGTTTGTAAGAGTTTTAGCTATGCCTGCTTTTGCACACTCAGACCAAGAGCCTACTCCATCCCTATCATTTGCGCCATCAAAACGAAGATAGTAGTCATCTTCATCTGACATTCTAGAGTTAGCAACTTTGACAATATACCCATTTTTACATTGATTAGGTAGATTTTGTACGTCATTAACTGAAGCTTGAAAGCATCGCATTAAGTCTTCTTCAACAACTTCTACACTAAATGGATTAGAGCTAGAAAGATATATGCCTGTTCCTATATGTTTGCCTGTAACACCTGATGGTAGCTCCGCTATAATACCACCAATAATAGTATCAGCAGTAACAGCTGTATCAGCATCAAAAGGTGTAGGTTCCGGTCTGATAAGACCGTCTCCGGCAGAAGAAACTGTAGCGTTAACATCAGTAGATTCATGATCTTCTACTCGTATAGTATAGTTAAAACCTTGCATAGTTACAGTAGTTGTATCTCCTGTAACCCAACCTTCACCACCATGTAGTAATACAACTTCTCTGTTGTAGCTACATCTGTAGTTACTGCCACCCGGTCCATTAGCACTAGCACTATAGTTAGGGCTAACACCTTGCTGACCTAAAGTATTGAGTCTAAATATTAAGTTTGTTTTACTACCAGAGTCTACACTAAATACTTCTGTACCTATACCGGGGCAGTCTCCTGTACCATCGCCTTCATTAAGTGTATCACTATTAATTTTAATACGTGTAGCACGAGTTAGTGTAGTAACTGTAGCACCATTGTTAATGTTTAAACCGTATTGTCTACCATTTTCTGTACGTAATAATTCTACGAAACCGAAGTGAGTATCTGGTGGAGAATCTGTAGTTCCCGTTGTCCCAACGAGAGTGTTAGCATTAGTAGTATCACGGTTGGTAACAAAAGTCGTATCATTAATTGTTAAGAACTGTAAGTTTTCTGGTGTGCTTGTAGCTAGGTAGTTTTGTATAGCTGTTTGACCACCTGTGCCATAGGCTGTAGTCATTAGTTGTCCATCACTACAACGCCAGACTCTGACTTGACCATCAGCAGCTACTTGTCCTATATAAGATCCTTCTGTCTCATCACGAAAGTAATGGAACCACGAACCTCCACTCTGTACACTAGATAGTGCATTAGTACCTATGCGTTTAGCACCCGGTCTCTTAAATAGACCTTTTGTTAGATCTGGTATTGCGTTTGTTACCTCTGATACCTGACCGGGAAACTTAAGCTGATCAGGCTGTTCTGACATTCCTAGTGAGTATTGAGGGATAGTTTGTGTGATACTTGCCATTATCTTCTAAGGTTTCTCCAAGGTTGATAGGTTTGATATGCGGTATCGTCTTCAAATCCAAACATACTGTGGTCAGCCTGATTGCACTCATACTCCATAAGAGCAGCTCGAGCAAGAGCTTCTTGTTGAGCTAGCAGTTGGACTAGCTGAGGATTTGCAACTAGCTTTGTAGCAGCAACCCTAGATGCTCTGTATGTTATGTATCTTCTAAAGACAATAGGTAAGTCTTCAAAATTATATAGTCTGACAACATCAAGATCTAAGTCAGTTGTAAATACATCTGTATGATCTTGCTTGTCATATATAAATCCATTACGACGTACAAGGTTGTGTGTACGACGTACTTGGTTTTCATGTAAGTCCATAGACAGTATATCGTTACCAATAGCTATCTTACCAGTTACAGAATCTGGTGAATATTTTACATGCTTTTCTGTATTATAATGCCACCCCTCTGCTTGCGTATCTACGTTAGCATCACGGAGTAGGTTGTAAATCATTGCTACTTCTGGATTATCAAAGTTTAGAGTAGTCAATGGTGATTGCCCGATAGCTCCCAGTATTGAGTTAACTGCGGATAGTTCGGTATCGAGGTCAATAGTTGTGGAAGCCATAATAAAAAAAGGGGAGCCGAAGCCCCCGTATAA